ATCAGCCTGCGTATCGTTCGTCAGTACGACATCAACAACGACCGTATGCCTTGCCGCATCGACGTTCTGTATGGCTACAGCACGATCCGTCCGCAGATGGCTTGCCGCATCTGGGGCTAACCTGAAACCGGCCCCCGGTTCGCCGGGGGCCACCTCTTTTGAAAGGATTCTACAATGGCTCTTCCCAATGGCGGCGGTGGTTATCAGGTCGGCGACGGCAACCTGAACGAACCGCTTATCGACGCGATCCCGCTCCCGGTTTCGGTTGCTTCGACCGCAACCCTGACCGCGGCTCAAGTGATCAACGGCATCCTGCTGGTTGGCAGCGGCGCTACCACGGCGCAGACCTACACGCTGCCGACCGTGGCGCTGCTGGAAGCCACTCTGTCCAACTCGGACAAGGTTGGCACGTCCTTCATGTTCCGCGTGGTCAACCTCGGCACGTCGTCCGGCACTGCGATTATCGCCGCTGGCACCGGCTGGACGGTTACGGGTTCGCTGACCATGACCATCCCGGTCACGACCGGCGCGGCCATGATCGCCCGCAAGTCGGATACCGGCGCTTGGACGCTGTACCGCGTAGCGTAATTGGTTAGCCCCGGCCTTCGGGTCGGGGCTACCTTTTCAGGAGACAGACAATGGCGAACACCAAATCCATCGGCGTTGCCTTCCTTGACCAAGACATCGTCGGCGCTCAGTTCATTCTGTCCGACGAACAGCTTGGCTACACCGCAGAGGCTCAAGGCACGGTCACGCAGTTGACGGACAAAAGCACGGCGGTCACGCTGAACAAGTCGGCTGGTCGCATCACCATGAACAACGCTTCGTTGGCCACGGCCACCAACGCCACGTTCACGCTGAACAACAGCTTGATCTCGGCCAACGACACCGTGATCCTCACGATCTCTGGCGGTCAGGCTACCGCCGGCTCGTACAACGTGTTTGCAAACGCGCTGGCAGCCGGTTCGGTCAGCATCACCTTGCGTAACATTTCTGGCGGCACGCTGTCGGAAGCAATCGTGATCAACTTCGCGCTGATCCACTGCGCCTAATGAAGTGGGCGGCCTTCGGGCCGCCCATTTTAAGGATTTCTTATGACCGTCATTTACATGGTTCACCCCACGCACGGCGCCAAGGTTGCGATCTCCAACGACGAAGCGATTTTGGATGCATTTGACGGCTGGGAACGCTATGATGTGGTCACGTCATCTGTGGTGACGGACGATGACGAGGATGAGATCGTCAACGAGATGGCGGCACCAAAGCGGCGCGGACGCCCCCGCGCAAAGCAGGAAGACTGACCAATGACGAGCGCCGGCGACATCATCAACGGGTCACTGCGGCTTTTGGGTGTCCTGGCCGAAGGCGAAACGCCGTCAGCCGAAACGTCGCAAGACGCGCTGGCCGCCATGAACCAGATGATTGATAGCTGGAACACAGAACGGCTGTCAGTCTTTGCCACGCAGGATCAGGTGTTCACATGGCCCGCGGGCCTGCTGTCGCGCACACTGGGGCCGACTGGCGACTTCGTCGGCAACCGCCCGGTGTTGCTGGACGACAGCACCTACTTCCGTGACGCCAGCACCGGCATCAGCTACGGCATCAAATTTATCAACCAGCAGCAGTACAACGGGATTGCGGTCAAGACCGTAACCTCGACGTTCCCGCAAGTGATCTTTGTCAACAACACGTTCCCCGACGTGGAGATGTACATCTACCCGCGCCCGACGCGCGCGCTGGAGTGGCACTTCATTTCTGTCGAAGAACTGACCAAGCCTGCGCTGCTGGCAACCGAACTGACGTTTCCGCCAGGCTATCTGCGTGCGTTCCGCTACAATCTGGCTTGCGAGATGGCACCAGAGTTTGGCGTTGAACCGTCGCCCCAAGTGCAGCGGATCGCCATGACCAGCAAGCGCAACCTCAAGCGCATCAACAACCCTGACGACATCATGTCCATGCCGTACAGCATCGTGGCGACCCGTCAGCGGTTCAACATCTTCGCAGGGAACTACTGACGATGGCTAACGTCAAAATCTCTCAGTTGCCGTTGGCAACCTCACCGCTGGACAGCGCGGTCGAGATGCCGGTCGTGCAGGGCGGCGTTACCAAGCGCGCCGGGATGACTACCATTGGCTTCTTGCAGTCCGGCACCAGCGCCGTTCTCCGCACGGCGCAGGATAAGATGCGCGAGAATATTAGCGTCAAGGATTTCGGCGCGGTTGGTAACGGCGTAGCGGACGATACGGCGGCAATCCAAGCGGCTATTAACGCAGCGGCATCGCAGGGCCTTGGCGCGTCGGTGTATTTTCCGACCGGCCAATACCGCATCACGGCTGCGTTGACCATTACCAATACAAAGGTGACGCTGATCGGCGATGGTATTGACAGCTCTATCATTCGACAGGTGACGGCATCGGCTGACGGCGTCTTTTTCAACTACCCAATATCGTTTGGCCTGCCAACGGGCGGCGGCGTGCGCGACATTACCATTGAGGCTGGCGCTGGTTTTGCAAGCAACGCTTTTTACGGCATTGGCTCATCTGGAACCGGCTTGCGCGTCTTAAACGCCAGCGACAATTTTGCGGTAGAAAACATTAGCGTCAACAACTTTAACCGTGGCGCTGCGGTGTTGCATTGCTTCAACACTCGTTGGTCAAATTTTCGCCTTCTCTACGCTAACACCGCGCTTGAACTCGACCTTGACGGCACAAACATCGGCGCGGGTAACACCTTTACCGCAGCCAAAATTAGCAATTTTGGCTTTGCTGGCACTGTAGCAACGTCTATTGGTATCCGCATTCGTGCCAGCGGCGGCGAGATTTTCAGCTTTACCGACGTGACAAGTTTTGGGCGCGGTATTGTTATTGATCCGGCAACCGGCTCCCAGCAAGTGTTGTATATAGAATTTCAAAGCGTCCGCTCGGACACCACGACGTCCTACGGTATTGAACTGGACGGAACCGCAAAAAACGTGTGGTCAATCCGATTTGACAACTGTTGGTCTGCGTTTTGCGGAAGCGACGGCGTCCGCATGACAGGCGCTAACGTTGATGGCATTCGCTGGGTCGGCGGTACCGTCCGTGAAAATGTTGGCAACGGCGTGCTTTTGGAAAACAGCGTTAAGAATATTGACTTCCTCGACGCCGAAATAACCGGCAACAGCCGTACCGTGTCGGGCACCAATCATGGTGTAAAGATACAGCCCAATGTTAACTTGTGGACTGTCCAAAACTGTCGCATTGGCAATTACGCAACCGGCGCTGCAACTCAACAAGACGGCATTAACATTGCTGCCGGCACATCTCAAAATTTTGAGATTACAAACAACACTCTTATTGGCAACCTCGGCCAGCCTATCGCCATAGGCACCTCATCGCTTAATTACGTTATATCTGGAAATCTGCCGACGCAGACTAAAGACATGAACATCAGCAACAGTCGCGTGTTTACGAGCAGCACGCCGGCAACTGTGGCGGCGGCAACAACGGTCTATCTCGGCCCTAATGGTTTGGGCAATTCATTTTCCGGCGATAGCGTGTGGATTGCTGGCCGAATTGGCATTGTGCGTGAGTGTTATTCGGCAGTCAACACAGCACCAGGCGCGGGGCAATCTTTTACATACACACTATTTAAGAACGGTTCGGCGACGGCTATGACGTGGACGATTTCTGGAGCGGGCGCGTTTAGCGGCAATACTTTATCCAACAATGTGACAGTGCAGCCTGATGACTCTCTGGATATACGCCTAGTGACAAGCGCCGGGGCCGCTGCCGCTAAACATCGCTATTTTCTTACGGTGGAATAATGTGGACGCACCTCTGCAAGCCCCAGAAGGCATGGCTTAACACCGAAAAGGGTGCGCCGTGCAATTGGTGCGACACTGAAGAATATCCGTATGACGAGTGGGATAACCGCAAGCGCGTATACGTGACGTCCCCGCGTTTGCCGCCTACGTTTGAGAAAAGGTAAAATGAAAAGCCCCATCCTCGGCTCAAGCTATGTGGCCCGCAGCATCAACGCTGCGGACGCGCGCATGGTCAACCTTTTTCCAGAGGTTGTGCCAGAGGGCGGGCAGATGCCTGCGTTTCTCAACCGCGCGCCTGGGCTGAAGCTACAGCAAGCCGTTGGCACAGGGCCGATCCGCGGGCTGTGGGCGCACCAGACGCAAGGCTCTGACTTCTTCGTCGTGTCGGGCAACGAAGTCTACAAACTGTCCTCGCTGACCGGCACGCCGGTGTTGCTGGGGTCAGTCACTGGCAGCGGGCCGGTGTCCATCGCCGACAACGGCGACCAGATCATCTTCGCGTGCAACCCGGACGCCTTCGTCTACACCGAGTCCACCAACACGTTTGTGCAAGTCACCGATCCTGACTTCCCAGGCGCGGTGACGGTCGGGTATCTCGACGGCTACTTCGTGTTCAACCCGCCCAACAGCCAGCGGCTGTACGTCACCAGCCTGCTGGACGGCACGCAGATCGACCCGTTGGATTTCGTTAGCGCCGAAGGATCGCCAGATGGCATCGTCGGCCTGATCGTTGACCACCGCGAAGTGTGGGTGTTCGGCACGGACAGCACCGAAGTCTGGTACAACGCTGGCACGGCGGACTTTCCGCTGGCCCGCATCCAAGGCGCGTTCAACGAGATCGGCTGCGTCGCGCCATATTCCATCGCCAAGCTGGACAACGGTGTGTTCTGGTTGGGAACCGACGCCCGCGGCCAAGGCATCGTCTACCGGGCGACGGGCTACGTTGGTCAGCGCGTGTCCACGCACGCGGTCGAGTGGCAAATCCAGCAATACCTCAACATGTCCGACGCGGTGGCCTACACCTACCAGCAGGACGGCCACGCCTTCTACGTCCTGAACTTTCCCTCTGCCAACACGACGTGGGTGCTGGATGTCGCCACCGGGGCTTGGCATGAGCGGGCTTATTTCAACGAAGGCGTATTCTCGCGCCACCGCGGCAACAGCCAGTGCAACTTCCTTGGCAACATCGTCATCGGCGATCACCTGAACGGCAACATCTACACCTTTGACCTGACGACCTACGCCGACAACGGCACGCCGCAGAAGTGGCTGCGGTCGTGGCGGGCGCTGCCGACCGGCCAAAACAACCTGAAGCGCACGGCGCAGCACAGCCTCCAGATCATGTTTGAGTCCGGTGTCGGCCTGTCAGGCTACGACCCGTTCGACGTTTTCAACGATTTGTTGCTGACCGAAGGCGGCGACTTTCTTATCACGGAGTCGGGCGACTTCATCGAAGTTTCCTTGGGGTCTGTGCAGGGCGCAAACCCACAGGTTATGCTGCGCTGGTCGGACGACGGCGGCCACACTTGGTCGAACGAGCATTGGGTGTCTATCGGTAGGATCGGCGGCTACGGTCAGCGCGCCATCTGGCGCCGCCTGGGCATGACGATGAAACTGCGCGACCGCGTGTACGAGGTGTCTGGCACCGATCCGGTCAAGCTGGTTATCATCGACGCCGAACTGATGTTGAGCGGCACCAATGCCTAACCCCGTCAACATCACCAACATCACGCCGCCGCGCGTGCAGTTGGCTGACCCGAACACAGGGTTGGTCAGCCGCGAATGGTTCAGGTTTTTCCAAAGCCTGTTTCAGTTGACCGGCAGCGGCCAAAACGACTTTACGCTGCAAGACTTGCAGATCGGCCCTGACGGCGACGCTGCGTCGCTGGCGGCGGTCTTGCAGACCGAAATCCAGAACCTGTCCGTGTCGCCGCCGTACACGCCGCAGTTGCCCCGCCGCCGCTACGGGTCGTTCTACGACACCACCACGCAGACGGCGGCGGCTATCAACACTGCCTACGCCATGACGTTCAACACCACGCGGACAAGCGAAGGCATTACCTTGGGGACGCCCACGTCCCGCGTTTACGCCGACACGCTGGCCACTTACAACATTCAGTTTTCCGTTCAGGTCAACACCACGGTGGCGACTGACCAACTGCTGTGGGTGTGGCTCCGCAAGAACGGCACAAACGTGACCGCCAGCACCAGCCAGGTGCGAACCAAGGTTCTTGATTTTGCGGCTGTCGTTACGAAGAATTTTTTGCTAGAAATGAACCCCGGCGATTATTTTGAACTGATGTGGGCCACAGACAGCACGGGTGTTCAATTGCAGACATTTGCCGCTTCTGGGTTCTACCCGTCCGTTCCTTCGGTCGCGCTTACCGTGACCAACAACATCGGTTCAGAAGGAAACTACTAAATGGCCGTCCTTTCCCCCTCACCCAAAGCGCAGTTTCTGGACGCTTCCGGTAACCCGCTGGTCGGCGGTAAGGTCTATACCTACGCCGCCGGCACAACCACACCGGTGGCAACCTTTACGACCGGCGCCGGCAATGTGGCCAACACCAACCCGGTGATCTTGGACTCCCGCGGTGAGGCCAACATCTGGTACAGCAACGGCACCTCGTACAAGGTCGTGCTGGCCGATTCGGCTGACGCCACGATCTGGACGGTGGACAACATCGTCACGATTGGGTCGATGGCGTTCCAGAACGCCAACGCCGTGAACATCACCGGCGGCACCATCGGGTCGGGCGTAACGTTCAACGGCAACACCACCGGCACGGCGTCCAACGTCACTGGCGTGGTCGCGGTCGTCAACGGCGGCACGGGTTCGACCACGGCTGCCAACGCGCGCACCGCCTTGGGGGCAGCCAAGTCGGGCGCCAACGACGACATCACGGCGCTGGATCAAGACGTGGTGCTTGTGGCCACTGGCACGATTGGCGCAACCAGCATCGGCTACCGCGGTGCGCCGCAGAACGCCCAAACGTCAGCCTATCAACTGGCGCTGACCGACAACGGCAAGCACATCTCGATCACCACCGGTGGCATCACGATCCCGGCCAACAGCGCAGCGGCGTTCCCGATTGGTGCGACGGTTGTCATCTACAACAACAGCGGCAGCAGTCAGAGCATCGCCATCACGACCGACACGCTGCGCCAAGCTGGCACGACCAACACCGGCACGCGGACACTGGCCAACTACGGCCTGGCGACGTGCGTCAAGGTCGATACGACCGTGTGGGCCATCACCGGCGCGGGGCTGACCTGATGAGCGGCGCGGTACTGTCCTTGCTGGGTACGTCGGGTGGGGCGGCGTCTGCCGTGACCATCACGGTTGACCCCGCAACGATCACAGGTATCAACATCGGGCTTACCGCGTCGGCCCAGTACCAGCTTAACAGCAGCGGCAATGCGTTTCAGATTATCAACGGCGGTGGTGCCACACTGCTGTACGCTTGGTGCGTCCCGGCGTCGCAGGCGGCCAACTACGAAGTGTACGCCAGCCTGGTGTCAGGGTCGTTGAGCGGCGGCAGTTCGGCTACCGACACTTGGCTGGCGCTGACATCGACACGCAATTGGCTGGTCAGCACCACCACACTTCAGTACGCAACGCTGAATGTCGGCATCCGGCGCGTTGGCACCACCACCATTTTGGCGGCGGCGGACATCGAACTAGCCGCCGAAGCAGTATAAGGATAGGCCATGTCTGTTACCGCCAAAGCCCTGATCCCGGCCAAGGTCGCCGAAGATACGCAGTCCACGCAGTACACTGCGACCAACGTGACGACGATCATCGACAAGTTCACGGCCACCAACTACGGCGCGTCCGCTGCGTCGATCAGCGTCAACCTGGTGACGGCAGCCGACACCTCTGGCACGCAGAACCTGATCGTGAAGACCAAGACGCTCCAACCGTCCGAAACCTACACGTTTCCGGAACTGGTGGGCCACGTCCTGAACCCGAACGGGTTTATCTCGACGCTGGCGTCTGCGCCGCTGACGATCAACATCCGCGCGTCAGGACGTGAGATTAGCTGATGTTGGCGCGCGTTGATGATCTTGTGCCGACCGCACCGTTTACGGAAGCGGACGTGGAGAAGTTGGAGACGGCTTTTCTTCAGCATGAACAGGCTGACTGCCCAGTTCATCACCACTTTGGCCCAGGCGTTTACATCCGCGAAGTTGTGTTGCCAACCGGGGCGTATGTCATCGGGCATCGGCACAAGACGCCGCACATCAACATCATGCTGGAAGGCCGCATCACGCTGATCGGCCAAGACGGCGGCCACACCGAACTGACCGCACCGCAGACGTTTGTAAGCGGCGCCGGACGCAAGATCGCCTACATCCATGAGACGGTGCGCTGGCAAAACGTGTACGCCACCGACGAGACAGATGTGGAAACGCTGGAGGCGCAGCTTCTGGACAAAAGCATTGCCTTTGAGGAAGCCCAAAAAGCCAACGATCTGCTTTTGTCGTATGACACTCATACAGATCAGGACGACTTCTCCGCAGCAATTGCTGAGTTTGGCTTCGACGCCGACACGGTCTGGGCCATATCGGCGGATGAGAGCGACCAGATTCCGCTGCCGCACGGCGGCTACAAGATGATGGTGGCGCCGTCGCTGATCCACGGCAAGGGTGTGTTCGCCACTGGCGACATCGCCGCGCATGAGTTGATTGCCCCGGCTAGGCTTGGCGGAAAACGCACCCCCGCCGGTCGATTTACCAACCACTCAAAAACGCCGAACGCCGTTATGGTCAGAAGCGACAACGGCGATATTTTTTTGTTCTCAAGCCAGTCGATTTCTGGCTGCAAAGGTAGTAGTGTAGGCGCGGAGATAACCGTGGATTACAGACAGGCGCTATCGCTGTCGGTAGGAGATAAGTGAAATGTCAGCCGTAGCAGCAGCAGTTATTGGCGGCGTGGCAACGCTGGGCGGCGGTTTGATCGCAGCCGGCGGTGCCAAAAAGGCTGCCAACGTCCAAGCGCAGGCCGCGCGCGAAGCGCAGGCCGCCAACGAGCGGGCGTTGGAGCGTCAGATCGGGCTGCAAGAACCGTTCCGTCAAGCTGGCCTTACCGCGCAAGACGAGATCATGAAGCTGTTGGGAATTGGCGGTGATGCGTCAGTGGAGGGCTACGGCAGTCTGGCCAAACCGTTTGGCCAGACTGACTTTGAGCAAGACCCAGGCTACGCCTTTCGTCAGTCGGAAGGTATGCGTGCGCTGGAGCGCAGCGCGTCGGCCCGCGGCAATCTGTTGTCAGGTGGTACACTGCGCGGCATCCAGCGGTTCGGGCAGGACTTGGCCAGCCAAGAGTATGGCAATGCCTTTAACCGCTACCAGATCGAGCGCAGCGCGCGCCTGAACCCGCTTCAATCGTTGATGGGTTCTGGCCAGTCGGCAACCAACGTCATGACGGGCAATGTTGGGCAGTCGGGCCAGAATGAAGCCGCTAACCTTTATGGCGCCGGGCAGGCCCGCGCGTCTGGTTACGTCGGTCAGGCCAACGCGCTGGGCGGCGCACTGAGCAGCATCGGTCAGGCGGCAGCGTCGTACCCGCTGATGCAAGCGCAGATGAACTATTTTAATTCATTGGGCCGCGGCGCCGGCGGTAGCGGCGGTATGACGCCTATCCCACCGGGCGCGTACCGTGGCATTGGCGGCTAACTAAGGACGGACAATGGCTAACCAAGCAATCGCCCTTCAAGCCCGCGCACCGCAAGGCAACTTCTTGGGGCCTGCGATCCAGCAGGGCGCGCAGTTCATCAACATGATGTCGCAGCAGCGCGCTGCTGAACGTCAGGCAGCGGCGCAGCAGCAGCAGTTGGATATTGCGCGGACGCAAGAATCGCGGGCTGCGGCATTGGCCGTTCCGCAGCTAAACAAAGCAACGTCCGAAGCTACGGCTGAGTCACTTAAAACCGGCCAACTATTTAACCAAGCCGTCTACACGGCGGCGGCTAACTCCAATTCGCCGCAAGATTTTTTGGCGTTTGCGCAGCGCATTGCAGCAGCGCCGCAATTTCAAAACGATATGTTTTTGGGCGGTCTAAAGGAAGTGGTAGCATCTTTGCCCGCTGACCCCGCGCAGTTTCCTGAATGGCAACGGCAGACCGGCATTAAGACTGTCGAAGCCGACAAACGATATAAAAATAATCCCATGCTGCAAAATCTGGGCACAACCACACGTATACTCAATGTGCCTGAGTACGGTGGTGGGCCGGCGCAAGTTGTCCCTGGTTCGGAAGCGGCAGTCACGATCAAGCCTACTGTACTCAATGTGGAAGGTATTGGCGGGGTTATCGTAGACCCCAACACCGGGCGCGGCTTTCCGATTGCTGCTGGTCAGACCGGCGGTTACACGCCGCCGGGCCTTGTTAGTGGCGACCGCGGGGGCGGGGCCACGCCAGTGGCCACGGCGCTCCAAACCAACCCCGGCGCTATCCGCGACGGCGCGTTCGCACGCTCACAGCCCGGCTATGCGGGCGCCAGCGGCGGCTTTGCTACGTTCAACACGCCGCAGGAGGGCGCTGCCGCGCAGGAAAACCTGTTGGCCAAAGATTACGTCGGCAGCGGCATCAACACGGTAAACAAAATTATTGATAAATATACGCCGGCGTCTAAAGAAAACCCTGAAGCTAACCGTAACAACTATAAGAACTACGTCGCGGGTAAGTTGGGTATCAATCTCAACGCACCAATCACTGCGTCGCAAGTCCCTGCGCTTGCGGCGGCTATGCGCGAGTTCGAGACTGGACAGCGCCCCGCCCGCGCAGCCGCGCCATCTACGCCGCCGACACTTAAACAAGCAGGCACCGCCGCAGAGCGCGCGCGGACGGTTCAGCAGTTTAAAGACGTTACCGGTTTTAATTTTGAAACTGGAGACGACCCGGTTGCTGCGCTTATCAAAGGTTCGACAAGCGGCGGAGCAGAAAAATTGGGCGCGGACATTATGGCGTTTTTGCCTGAAAGTGTGGGGGGCGGTTCCACTCCCGGCATGAAAAACATAGCCGAACTTGAAGTTATTGGTGCTGATTTGATGCTGGCGTTGGCGCCCGGCGGCAAGTTGGGTGCCGGCATATCTAACGAAGACCGCAAGGTGTTTGAGCGGTTGAAAGGTAAAATGGAAGATGCGTCTGTTCCGGCAGACACACGTCTGGCTGCATGGGGCCAACTTAAAGAGAAAATGGCGCGACTTCTCGGTGTGGAACTTCCGGCTGGCGCTAAGACGCCACCGACCACGTCCGCAGCACCGCCGCCCGCCGCTGTGCAGATGCTGATTAAAAACCCCGCGCTTCGCGGTCGGTTTGATCAAAAATACGGGGCTGGCGCGGCGGCAAAAGTTCTAAAGGGGCGGTAAATGGCAAAGAATACCCCCAACCCGTTTGATGAATTTGATGCGCCGCCGATGGGCGGCAACGCTAATCCGTTTGATGCCTTCGACGCACCCCGCACCAAAGCGCCGCGCACGGGTATGGACAAAGCCACGCAAGTGGCCGGCGTTGCCGCCAACGCGCTGCTGCCCTACGCGACTGCCGCAGGCATGGGTGCGATGGTGGGCGCGCCCATTCCCTTTGTCGGCGCTCCGCTGGGCGCTGCGGGCGGCGCGTTGGCCTTGGGCCTCGGCGATATTGGCACAAGCGCCTACAACCTTGCTGCGCCGCTGTTCGGCGGCCAGCGCGTCTCGCTGCCGTCTGAAGCCATGCAGCGCGGGTATCAGCAGATGGGTGCGACCCGCGCACCGGAGACGCCAGGCGAACAGGTGTTCAGCGATGTTCTGTCCGGCGCCGTTGGCGGCGCGGGCCAAGCCAAGGCTTTTCAAACCTTGGCCAGCAAAGCGACATCACCCCAAGCCAAGAACTTCATGCGTGCTATGGGCCAGAACATCCCCGGTCAGACTGCGGCGGGTGCAGGCGCGGCAGGCGCACCGTCCGTTGCGTCGAATTTCCTTGATGTGACGAACCCGGCGGCGCTGCTGGGTCTGGGTCTGGCGGGCGGCGGTGCAGGGTTCAAGGCCGCTACGCCGAAGGCCAAAGCCATTCCTGCTGCCCAACTGAAAGAAAAGTCTACCGATCTGTACAAACAGATGGAAGCCGCAAACGTCAACGTTGCGCCGACCGCGATGGCCGATCTGGAATCCGCCGCACGCGCGAAACTGCGCGATTTTCAATATGATCCAGACGCAGACAAGGTAGTCAACGAAGCGTTGAGCTTGTTCTCCAAAAAATCCGGTAAGCCCATATCGTTTGATATGTTGGAAAAGTTCAGGCGTTCAATCCGCGATCTTCCATACAGCGAAGCGGGTGGCGCGCGCGGTAAGCCAGATGAGCGCGCTATGATTAAGGCGCTGGATGATGTCATCGACGACTTCATGAGCAATCTGACGCCGGCGCAGACAACGTCGGGCGACGCCGCTGCCGCGGATGCGTTTCTCAAGCAGGCCCGCGGCGTTCGGTCAACGGCGTACCAGACGGAGACGCTGGAGAACGCTTTTGACGCCGCCAACAGAACTTCTAGCCAAGCGGACAGCACGAAGTCGTTTTCGCGGGCGCTGCGGGACGAGTTTGGCCGCATAGCCAAGAACGACCGCAAGCTGTCGAAGTTTGATAAGCCAACGCAGGAACTGATTAAAAAAGTCGCCAACGGCACGGTCACGCAGAATGTGTTGGCGCAGTTGGGCCGCTTGGCCCCCAGCGCCCGCGTATTTGGTGGGCAACTTCCATTTGTGGGCATCGGCGCGTCGTACTCACCAGAATCCGCGATGGGGCTGTTGGCAACGCAAGCTGCTGGCGCTACCGCGCGAGGCGTTGCGAACAAGATGTCGCGCACCCAAGCGCAAAAGGCATTGGCCAGTGCCAGCGGCGTAAAGCCCGGCGGCCCAGGCTTCTACGTTCTGTCGCCTGTCGCGCAGCAGAACGTGATGGCGCAAGACCGCGCGCAACGCAACCAACGCTAACACAGACTTGATGAGGCGCTGACGTGACGACCATCGACCAGACCGAAGCGCGGCTGAACACGCATGAGGAGGTGTGTGCCTTGCGGTACGACGGCATCTGCGCGCGTTTGAAACGCTTGGAGAATATCGGCGTGGGCGTGGCTGGCACGATCATCATGCTGCTGGTCACTATCGTAATGAAGATTAGCTAACCACCGCGGTCTGTTTGAAAGACTGCTTTGTAGGGTGATTCATGGCAGTCAATCAGTACGACGTTGACCCAGAGGGCGACGCCAAAATTGCTGAGTTAGCCGCCGATCTCGGCAGTCAGAACGCAGCAGCACTTCATCTAAACATCAGCCGGGCGGGGGTGCAGAACGCCTGCCGCCGTCATGTGGCGCGGACAGCCGCGGTTCTGTCGCTTGACACGCCCAAGGCAGACCCGTTGCCGCCAGCCGATCTGCCGTTTGCAGAGCGGTTGGCGCTGATGAAGAAGCGCAACGCGCTGCGGATCGCACACGCGCAGGCGCAAGCCTGGCAGACCGTGCGGATACCGATCAAAGGGCCATACGCCATCTGCTGGTTCGGCGATCCGCACCTCGACGACCCGTTCTGCGACTTGGTTGGCTTCGAGCGTGACGCGCGCATCTGCGCCGAAACCGAAGGGTTGTACGGCGCCAACGGCGGTGATTCGATCAACAACTGGGTGGGTAGGCTAGAGCGCCTGTACGGCGAACAATCCGCCACGGTATCAGAAGGCTGGGAACTGGTCGAGTGGGCGCTGAAGCATCTAGGCGTCAACTGGCTGGTGTGGATTCTGGGCAACCACGACACGTGGAACTACGGCAAACGCATATTCGACGGTATGAACACCGAACGCATCCTGATGCGCGACTGGGACGCCAAGCTGCAACTGGCGTCGCCGTGCGGCGGTATCACCCGCGTCTGGGCGCGGCACGACTTCAAGGGCCACTCAATGTACAACGAGTTGCACGGCCTGAAGCGGGCGGCGATGATCGACGAACACGCCGATATCTACGCTGCATTCCACCGGCACACGTTCGGCACCGGCCAGGGCGAGTTTGCCGGCGGGCGGCGCTACACGCTGGTGCGCGCCAAGGGCTACAAGGAGTCCGACGACTACGCGCTCAAGGGCCAGTTCGCAGAACAGCGCAGCGGGCAGTCGGTCGTCACGGTCATCACGCCGCGCAACGGCGCTGCCCCGGCGGTCAGCGTGTTCGAGGATGTGCAGGAAGGCGCGGACTTCCTGACGTACAAGCGCAGAAAGGCTGGGCTGTGATCGACCTTTTGTGGTATTATGTCTTCCGGTACGGAAAACGCATGGGCGTTACGCAATGAGCATTGTCCTTGGCCCCCGGTCTATCGCCCGCTTGCAGGACGTGCATCCTGATCTGGTGCGCGTTGTTCGCCGCGCTGCTGCCTTGTCCAGTCTGGACTTCACCGTGCTGGAAGGGCTGCGGACGCTGCCCAGGCAGAAGCAGTTGCTGGCGCAGGGTGCGACCCGCACGCTGAACTCCCGGCACCTGACTGGCCACGCCGTCGATCTGGCGCCGATGATCGGCGGCACAGTGTCGTGGGATTGGCCGCTGTATCACCGTCTGGCCAAGATCGTGAAGGCGGCAGCAGCGCACGAAAAAGTCCCGATTGTCTGGGGCGGCGACTGGCGGACTTTTAAGGACGGCCCACATTGGGAATTACCGTGGAAGCAATACCCCAAAGGAGAATGACATGAAGTTTGTTTCTTGGCTTGTGAACCGGCTCAAAGAGCCTAGCACCTACGCCGGCGTCGCCAGCCTCGCGCTGGCGCTGGGCCTGACGGACGTGCAGTGGGAAGCCATCTCCGCTGCGGTTGCCGGTCTGGCTGGGCTTGCCGCCGTGTTCCTGATGGAAAAGCCTGAGGCGTGATCAAACTCCTGACGCTCTTGCTGTCGCTGCTTGACCGGGTGTTTACCGATTTCGGAAACGCCAAGCTGCGGGCGCAAGGGCGTCAGGATGTACAGGAGCAACTTGATGCGAATGTTGCCAAGGCTGAAGCCGCTATGGACGTTGACGATCCCGCTCGTCTTGACAGGCTGCGTGACAGGTTCGACCGCGCTCGTCGGTGACTACTGCCGCATCGCCAAGCCTATTGGTTATGATAGCCGGACTGACACCGCTGAAACGGTGAAGGCAATCGAGACGCACAACTCTACGTGGGTGTGTCTATGTGAATCAGACTGTCCCGCCAGCACTGCAAATACCAGATAGCCTTGCCGATCTCCTGCACCGTGGCGTCCTTGTGGCCGGCACGGCTCATGTACTTCAGCGCGTTGCCGCGGCAGTAGCCGGCAAACTCCTCCGGCGATAGCTTGGCTTGGAGGTAGTCAATCGTCTCAATGCCGCCGACCTTGTAATGGTCAGGATTGATTGCGTCCGTCATACGCCCAGCCTCGCCATCAGTTCGGCGCGCTCCCGCGCGTTACGCAGCATGGCGTACCGCTGGTGCAGGCGGCGCACGATCCCGATGCGGCGGCGCGTCGCCATCTCGTCGTCCAGCAGGCGCTTGACCTCGGCCTCCGACATGGACGTGAGCGTGGCAGCCAGCGACCGCCAATCAACCTTGTTCATTCTTCAACTCCTCCATCGCAATGTCTGACACGGCACGCTTTTCGTGAAGGGCCGCCCAGATGCGTTCGTCAATAGTTTTTTCGGTCAGCATCACGTAGACCCACACCGCATGGCGTTGCCCGCCGCGGTGCAGACGCCCGACCGTCTGCTCGTACAGTTCCAGCGACCACGGCAGCGACACGAACACCATGTGGCAGCCGCCGTGCTGGAGGTTCAGACCGTGGCCGGCGGACTTTGGATGCACCAGCAGCAGTTCGACCTTGCCCTCGTTCCACCGCTCAATCACGTCCTTGTCCTCGATGGTCTGGGCGTGCGGGAAACGACGGCGCAGTTCGGCCAGTTCCTCCTGGTAGTTGTACACCACGATGGTGTTGGCGCGCTGGTTCTCGTCCAACAGTTCCGCCAGCCGGTCAAACTTGTGGCCGCTGAACCAATGGACTGGCAGCGGCCCCTCGCGGTTGTAGACGAAGCCTGACGCCATCTGTTGCAGCTTGGTCGTCACCGACGCGGCGTTCTGGGCAATGACGCGGTCGTCGCCGAACTTGACGACGTAATCGCGCTTCATCTTCTCGTATGGCCCGCGATCCGCAAGCTGAACCCGCGTCTCAACGACATGGCACGGCGGCAACTTGTCCTTGTAGTCGCCTGGGTCAAGCACAAACGTTGCCGGCTTGATCCGCTCCATCACCTGTTCCAGCGCGCCGGGTGCAGGCGTCCACTGGCCAAACTCGCGGTTGACGCAGTGGAAGTATTGCTGAAGGAACGCGCCCTTGGCACGGCCCAGCAAGCCTTGGTCGATGATCTTGCACTGACCGAACACATCCTCAAGGCCGTTCGACGTGAACGAGCCTGTCAGACCCCACCGTATCGCCATCGTAGACATAAGTTTCTCCAGTGCTTTGAACCGCTTTCCGCTGGGGTTCTTCAGCCGCGTCAGTTCGTCAAACACAACGCCGTCAAAACCTGACAAATCCTCTAGCTTATCAAGGTTGTCGTAGTTGATGACGACCACAGGCGCGGCGCTGGCCAACGCCGCTTTACGCTGCGCCGGGGTGCCAACCGCCAGCGCCGGCGTGATGTTAGACCACTTCGGTGCTTCGACCGGCCACACGTCCGTGCAGACGCGCTTAGGCGCAACCACCAGCCACCGCTTGACCAGACCGTCGTTAAGCATCGCCTGCATGGCTGTCAGCGTGATCGCGGTCTTGCCGGCGCCCACCG